CGGTGCTGGGGTTGGTGCAGGCGGCACGCTGATCGGGGTGCTGCTGATCGCTCTCGCCACCCGCTAGGCTGGCTCGCTAGCAGCCACCAGCACAGCCTCAGCGACTACCCTCGCCAGCGTCGGAGGGACTGCGTTGCCCACCTGCCTATATTGGCTTTGCTGGTTGCCCTGCCAGGGATGATCGGGCGGGAAGTCTTGCAGCGCCGCGCACTCGTGGACGGTCAACCGGCGGCGACCAGTCGCAAGGAACAAAGCATCGCTCGCCCGTTGCATCTTCTGCGGGTTGCCTCCCTCCCCGCTGCCTTTGCACTCTCCAACAGCGGAGACGGTGGGCGACGGCTGATCCAGCCGGTGCGGGCGTGATCCGGCCAGGCTCTCACCTACATACATTCCGCTACTGCCGGGGAGCGTGGGACTCGGGAGCTTTGCGCTGCTCTCCTTCCCGTGCGTTCCTGGGTCTGAGTAGCAAACGCCAGATTGGACGACCATCCCGCCGTCTAGCCCGAGGGCTTGCCCGATAGTCACCCACGGTAACAGCGAGCGACCAAACAGATCGCCCTGCCCTGTGGGCTTGCCGTGCGTGGGAGCGGGCCAGTCGATAGCGTGCTTGCCTGCCACGATGATCAGCCTGCGCCGATGCTGCGGCACTCCATAGGACGAGCTATTCAGCACGCGACACGCTACTGAGGGGAACCGCTCGCGCAGTTGCGCCAGGATCACCCGGTCGAGGTAGGCGCGCGGGCATAGCTCAGGCCCAACGCACCCACCCGCGCACTCGCCCCGGTGCTGCGTGAGCCCGGTCACGTTCTCGGCAACGAACCAGCGCGGGCTCATTGCGTCGATGGCGTCCATGGTCCACGGCCACCCGTTGCGCTCGGTGTCCTTGGGCCCGAGCCTGTCAGGCGATGCGCTTGACCAGCACTGGCACGGGAACGAGGACCAGATCAGATCGGGATCAAGCCCAGCGTACAGGCTCAGATCGCGGACATCGCCACAGACGGTAGGGAAGCCAGCAGCGGCAAGCGTGGCGGCTGCGTCCTTGTCCCACTCGATGCAGCGCAGATGCTCGATGCCCGCAGCGTGTAGGCCGAGGGCAGCCCCGCCCGCACCCGCGAACAGTTCAACCGCCCGCACTTGCCGCTTCAACCAGCACGCCACGCGCCCATCTTGCCTAGCGCCTCACTAAAGCTAACCTGGATCGGCATCAGTAAACTCGCTTAGCCTTTGTCTTAGGCTTTGGTTTGCTGGTAGCCTTTTTGGCTGATTTCTTGGGCTTTTTCTTTCTTTTCATGTAAGCCATACGAGTAACCCTGGAGAATTAAATGTCTTTCGACCCTAGCAATTATACTGTGAGAAACGCCATCGAAGAGCTTGATGGGATGTCTCTCGAAGACCTTGAGAGTGTCCTTGAGCAGGAGATTGATGGCAAGCACCGATCTTCATTGATTGCAGAGATTGGTAGACACATCGACGGGATCAAGACTGTTGCTGAGCAGAGCGAGGAAGCTCCGAAGCCAGTAGCTCCGAGCGTCGTGGTGGCAGAGGAGATCAACGCAGATGCCTTTATGCGTATGCGCCCTGCATATCGAAGAGTGTGGAAGTGCGTTGGGCCTGATCGGTTTGTGAAGGTTGGCTAGAAACAAGCGAGTCGGCGGCGTCAATTCATGGCGAAGGGCCGCTGATGATTCTGTTGCATACAGGCCAGCGTCTTCTCCGGCCAGTGACAAAGATACTGTTCAAACGAACAGCGCGATCCCTGACTTCAAGGACGATAGAAGCAGATATGGTTGGGAGATGGAGCAGTGGAGGCACGCCGCGCTGACCCGCAGAAAGTGGCGCAAGTGGTTTGGCTCTGACGGTCACTGGCATGTGGGACCACCAATCTACCCAGGCTCAGAAGTCTTTGAAGACACCAACGCGAAGAGGGCGTTTAAGACGGCTAATGAGTCTGGATACATGGCACCCAGGTTTGTTGGCGAGGCCATTGGCGTTGGAAGATACGAGGCGAAGCGGCTTCTTGATGCGGTAGCTGGAGAGATGAAGGTGGCCTGGGTTATCTATCCGCACATCATCTTGAAAGACACCATCTGGAACTGTCGGATGCTTCATGAGGACGATGTTCCAGGGCTGATGGAAAACATCACACACTGGCGCGAGGTGCTTGAGAGAAAGTTCAAGAGCAAAGAGCTTCCTCCACCTAGCAACCGCATGAGAAAGCACATGGACTAGATATGGCAAAGGCGCAAAGGGTTGATGAGGCGGCAGAGGTTCTTACCTCTGGGGAGCATGGTGACTTCATCTCCTTTGCGGCAGAACACTTACACATCCAGACAAAATCAGGAGAGTTTAAGAGGTTCAATCTGAACAAGAGTCAGCTTCTAAGGGAGGGGCTCATCTCTGAGATGGAGGCTGCTGATGTTCCTGTCAGGATCTGGGAGGCGAAGGCTAGGCAGTTGGGGTGCTCAACCCACGTCCAGGGCAGGATGTTCTGGAAGTCTATTACCAACCAAGATGAGGTGGCGCTGGTAGCCGCGCATACAGAGCCTTCGGTTCGCGCGATCTTTACCAAGTGCAAGGTGTTCTACGACTACCTGCCGCCCAACCTGCAGCCGATGACTCGATACAACAACGTGTATGAGTTGGACTTCAGGGCACCACAGGGCGCTGCTGGCCTTCGATCCAGGTTTATCGTTATGACCGCAAAGAGCGTGGACGATGCCCGTGGATTTACTGCGCGTCAGGTTCATTGCTCTGAGGTTGCCTTCTACAAGAGGCCGGAGGACTTCTTCCTGGCGACACTCCAGGCAGTTCCAGACGAGGCCGGGACAATGATTTATGCCGAGTCAACGTGCAATGGCGCTGGCGACTTTCATCACACGCAATACCTAGCGGCAAATGTCTGGTGGGATGAGATACCTCCGTGGATGGAGCTAAAGAGAAAGCACCCAGGTCATCCAGACTCAACGTGGTACGCGCTGTTTACGCCCTGGTTTCTCATGGAGGAATATGGGAGGCCGCTGAGCGTGAGCGAGGAGGACTTCAACAAAAGTCTGAATCGTGACGAGAAGGAACTTCTTGAGAAGTTTGGAGACTGGATCTCTCTGGAGAACCTTCAATGGCGTAGAGAAACCCTGGTCAGCAAGTGCGGTGGCTCCATAGATCGGTTTCACCAGGAGTACCCCAGCACAGATCAGGAGGCATTCTCTGCCTCTGGAAGCCCTGTCTTTGACCAGCAGAAGATATGGGAACAGGTTCGGGCCCACGGCTGTGACTGTCCAATATGCGGGAAGAAGGTCAGGACGCTAGAGCACAACGACTCCCCGGAGCACAGTTGGTATGAAATCGTAGACGGCTCCGGGCTGGAGGGTGGGCGCGCAAGAATCTTCTCCAGCTACAGGCCAGAGATTGAAGAGGCCCTCCCAGGCAACGGCCGCTTCTCTATCTGGAAGAAGCCTGAATCAAAGCGCAGATATGTGATATCGGCAGATGTTAGCAAGGGGCCCACATCTAGAGACTGGGATCACGTATGCGTGATTGACATAGCCAGTATGGAGCAGGTTGCTGAGTGGCGAGGAAAGGTGGATCTAGACATCCTCGCTGAGACGGTGTTGATGATTGCCATCTTCTACAACAATGCTGTGCTTGCGCCAGAAGCGTCTGGCCTTGGTGCTGGGCTGATAGCAATGCTCAACCAGACAAAGTATTGGAATATGTATCGCCGCCAAACGGTGGACAGCCTCACTGGTCCCACACAAACCCTTGGCTGGGATACCAACAGAAAGACAAAGCCCGCAATGGTGGGCCTAATGCAAAAGGCGCTGAAGGACGGCTATGTAAAGATTCGCTCTCAGCTTGTCCTGGCAGAGATGTCTGCCTACAGGAGCATCATCAAGAGAACGCCAGAGGGCCATGACTCTGACGCAAAGATGTCAGCCCCGGCAGGTAAGAACGACGACGCCTGCGTATCAATGATGATTGCAAACGCCGTCGCTCATTACTGCCCAGGAAGCGGGTCCGAGGTCAGGTCCGATCCCGTCCAGGCTGCATCTGGAAACCATAACGAGTGGTCGAATGATGAGTGGGACCAGTACGAGAACTGGTCTAAGAAGTTCAAGAGCAAGATGATGGCGAGTCAGAGAAGGCGGTAGGTTCTCTCTACTTCAGCCTTCTCCAGCCAGCCTCCACGGATAGCCCCCATCACGGCTCCTTGGAGCTTTCTCTTCGGAAGCCCCGTCTTCTCCACGAGTCCAGCAAAATCAACAAGACCATCGTTCTCTTCTGCATATTCGCGAAGAAGATCAGAAGGCTTTTTGTCCTGAACGAGCTTTCCATCTTTGCCGACCTTGAACGTCTTTGTAGCGCTGCTGGACTTCTTGGGATGAGGGTTATCTCCGTCATCAAAGGATGTCCTCCCGGCAGAAGCTAGCTGCCGATCACGCTCTTGCTTGGTGTAGAAGTCCTGGCCCTTCAGCCCAGGGCTTGCGTGCTTCCCCCAGGTGCCCTTTACCGTTATGTTTGCTGGCGCTGAGTCTCTTGGATAGCACCGCTCTGCCGTTCCAAAGCTTCCGCAGTATGAGCAGCGCACGTCCCTGAAACTGTCCTTCTTGGAGAGATCATAGAGATCTGGCTTGGTGAAATGGTCAAACTCAAGGCCGCACGATGAAAACGTGCAGCGCATCGGGTAGTAAGGCATCAGGCTCCCTTTACTCTAGACATTAGCGTCTGTAGATCTGCGGTTCCGCCAGTGCCGCTGGTTGCGCCTCCTGGGCTAGGAGCGCCTCCCGCTGGTGGCCCAGCGAGCGATTCTCCCTGACCGCCCATTCCTCGTCCCTGACCAACCGCCTCTGGCGATGCTGCTGTTTGGGGCGTTGCGGCGGCTTGGATTGCAGCCAATGGCTCCATAAGCATACGCTTGTCAGCTTGCCAGATTGCAAAAGCCTTATCTACGAAGTTTTTAATTGTGTCTGGAGAGGCCAGACCTCCCTGAACCAGGGGGATGAGTGAACCAACCGTTGCTTGAATTGTTTGCAACAGCCCCATGAACGCCTGTTGTTCGGTCGCAGGATCCTTGCCCAGCGTAGAGCCAGCCTCAATCCTGATATCAAACATTCCCGTGATATCACCAGATGAGAACGAGAGGAATTCATCCTCCCCTCCGGGCCCAGAGATCCTGAGATACCTGGGATCATCCCAATACTGGCGAATGATAGACAGCATCTGACGCCCAATGCCCTCTACAAATCGCTCTACCAGATCAAGCCGGGTTCCTGCGCGATTACTGCTTAGCTGTGACGAGACAGCGACCTCCGTTGCGGTCGTTCCCTTTCGGCCCACACCACCCCGCATGTAGACATCAACACCACTGATTTCATACATCATGCGCTGAAGTCCCTGAAGAACCATTGGCGTGGTGCTGGGAGGCGCGGCCTCTGGAAGCAGCATGATTGCTTGCCTGATATCTCCAATGTTGGCTGGGATTTCCGCAACCTCCATATCGTTCTCAGACTCAAGCAGCCCAGCAAGGCTTCCGTCTTCCAGTGCGCCGGGGAGTGCGACCCACTTTCTGCGGGATGAGATCCTGTGATGCTTCAGCAGGTAGCTCCACTCCTGATTGAGCCTGTCGGCAATGGGCCTGATGGATGCCAGATCTGCAGTCTTTGGCGCATACATCATCCCTGGAACGCGAACGAACTGAAGTTGCTGGTATGGATACCCGCGCATGAGGAGTGGATCGTCAATGTGACGCAGGATGGTGTCCTTTGAGTCTAGACCCTCTTGCTTCCTGGTAAGCCACAGGCACCGCCTTCTGGAGCCATTCTTGGTCCTCGTCCAGTATCTGATTTCGTAAACCGTGATGTACTCAGCGGGCTTCGACTCACCAATGACTGAATCATCTTTGTAATAGCTGTACTCAGACGGGACCGCCTCAGAGAGCCAGGAGTCCGCAGATATGTTCTTGGGCAGATTAAACCTGTCGTCGGACTGAAGATCTTCAAGCCTCACGGTTATTCGCTCACACACCCACGGGCATCTGTTTATATCGTCATACCCATCCGGCAGCAGCATGTCCCAAGGGGCCACCCTCTCTGCCGTTGGGTTGTCCTGCGGGCCCTCATCAAAGGGAAGGTCCTCCCTGGCCATAGCCTCTCTAAGAATCCTGGTGTCTGCCCTTGTGGCCGCTGGCTCCTCCTCCTCATCCTCCAGCATCTCCGGGCCAACCTCATAGTCCTCTTCAAGGAGAAATGCCCCTGACGGGTCATACCCAATCTTCGCAAAGCCAACGCCATAGAGCATTGCGTCAAGGGCTGTGTCCTTGATCGTTTTCTTTATGTTGATTTCCCTGAAGACGTAGTTGACCGCAGCCTCTGCGATCTTTGCCCCATCCTTATCGTCTGGGCGACGGGGGAGCATCCGCAGGTATGGGTCTGCGCTGATAATGGCTGGCAGTAAAGAGTTGGACGTAGAGAGTAGGAAGTTAAAGTTGGGAACGTCGTCGTCGTCGTAGTAGACCTCGCTCCTCGCTTTCTGGCCTATGAAGTCCTCGAATGATTTCTTCCACTCGCTAAGAACGTTCTCCTCCATACCCTCTTCAGCACGAGTGATTCTCTCGTGCCAAAGGTCCACTTCTTTTGCGGTTAATTTTGGTTTTCTTGCTGACATGGCTTGATGGTACTTGACAATAAAACGAGAATGCACCCACATAATAGAA